GCGGCAGCTTGGCGTTCGAAGTTGGCCTTGCTGTCAGGGTTGACGGCGAGTTGCTCTTGAAGGCCGAGACCTTCCATCTGCTCAGAGCCAAGCGCGCGGTCGTAAAGGCTTTGCTGGTTCGCGCTGTGGTCGCGTGGCGTGTGGGTTTTCAGCGGAGGAAGCGTTGTGCCACCACCGCCGCCTTCGCCACCTTCTGAGGTGGACTTAGAAAGCTCATCGACCTTGGACTGAGCGGCAGCGAGACGCGCTTGCGCCTGCTTCATGTCGGGATGCTTGTTGGTATCGCGTACCGTCCAGAGGCCCCACGGACCCGACGAGACGGTTGCGCCCTTCTTGGCGTCCTCGAGATTGGCCTGAGCCGCAGCCAGCTCGTCCTTGGCCTTGGTAAGCGCAGGATTCTGCGCAGCGGCATTGTTCGCCATGTAATCGCCAGCAACGAAACCAGCTGCGCCACCAGCGAGGGCCGCATAAGGGTTCTTGCCCAATGCCAGACCCGCGATACCGCCCATGAGGGTCATGGCCGTGCGCGGGTTGCTGTTCATGAAGCTGGTGACCGCACCGGCCATTTTGATGAAGCTGTCCGCGAGGCTCGCGATTGCGGTCGCGTTCTGATCGATCGTGTTTGCCCATTCGGCGCTGATCACCATCTTGAGGGCGCTGATCTTGTGTTCCGCATCGACGGCGCCGTCGATCACCTTGCCGTCCAGAATGATGCCGAGTTCCTGAGCGGATTGTGTGAATGCGTCGAGCTTCTTGGAACCGTCTTCCAAGATGGGCGTCAGGCCAGCGGCGTTACGGCCGAATACCTGAGTAACATCCGCGACCTTCTGTGCCTTTGTCGGCACCTTCTCCAAGCCGTCACTGAACTGTTTGATAGCCGTGTTGGCGTCTGTGCTGGTGACGTTGAGGTCTTTAAAGACTTTGAGGATTTGCTGATTGCCATTGGCCGCTTCGCCAAGAGCCTTCGTGAAGCGAACTAGGGCCTGCTGCGATGTATCGGTGGCAACGCCAGCCTGTGACGCCGCATACATGAAGCCCTGAATAGTGGTCGTCGTGAGGCCGGTTGCTTCCTCGACCTTCTTGATGGACTCCGCGAATTCGAGGGCCTTGTTGACCTGTTCCGCAAACCAATCGACGGCGAGAATCTCACCGAGACCAACAATGGCCTCCTTCGCTCCGTCCATTGCTTCTTTAATTGATCGGGAGGTTTCCGCACTTGATTCTGCCGCCTTCTTCATGCCGTTCATGAAGGAGGAGGATTCAAGAAGGAGATCGACGCTGAGACTGCCTACACTTGCCATCAGCTATTTATTAGGGCTAGGCAGTTCTACTGCCGAAGAAGGCTCTAATCTTCTCGTCTAGGCTGATTTGGGTTTCAGCTTCGCGTTTCAGACGCTCTGTCTCTTCTGGATCGCGATCGAGGAAGCGATACGGCGGTGGGTTTTTCTTAATGTCTGAATTGGCTGACCAGAACATCCGATAGTAATTTTCCCACCGGCCATCCTCGACGTCGGTTCCCCAAGGCTCAAGCTCGTAGAAAGCCTGCCACTCAATGAACTCACTGTAAGACATTCGCTCGCCAAGCTCGGCCACGGTACAGCCAAGTTGGAGAGCGAGTCTAAATTCGAACCGACGTTGCGGATTTAATCGGAGGTTTTTTTTAGGTCTTCGGCCGTCTTATCGTCACGGTACATGTTTAGCTCAAGGAAGACCTTTAGCAATTTCTGTGTAGTGACGTAGCCAAGTGACTGGAATGTATCGAAGTCGTCGAGCGAAAAGATTGGCTCGTTGGTCTCGGGATTGACTAGACCGGCCATTAGCTGGACCTGAACGTGATCGTGATGCTTTACCTCTTTAAGGTTCTTTCGATCCTTCTTTGGGAGAGCTTGATCAGTAAGATAGGCTTCACGAGCCTTCTCGTTGTCAACGACGTGCTGGATGAGACTGGCGCGCTCAGCGAGGCTAAGTTCGCGAATGGCGACTGTAACGCCCCACTCAGGAACTTCAACTTCCCGAGTGGTGCGCTTAGCAGCAAGAATGAGATCGCGGAGATTGGGCAACATGACCATTACGAGCCGGAAGCTGCGGTATAGGTAACTGCGCCAGTGATTTCGACGGTTCCCGAAATGGTCAAGATCTTATCAGTGCCACCCTGCTTTTCCCAAGTCAGGACGTAGCCGCTGAATTCATACTTCTCACCGTTCGATAGGGTGATGGTACAATCGGCAAGGGCGCGAGTTGCGCGCGCCGTGGACATAGCAACCTGACCGGGATCAGCGGTAATGTAATTGAAAGAGAGCTTGGCCTGACCTTCGTCAGGAAGACCAATCTGCTTCTGCTTGAAGGTCGAACTGAGGTCGGATGCGTCGATAACGGTAGCCGAGCCGGAGCCGATACCCGAGAAGTCGGTGAAACCAGCAACCGGAGTTGCCGAACCACTGCCGACCTTAACCGTGAATGTAGTACCCTGAGTTACTACAGTTGTAGGACTGCCTGTCATATTATTAAATCTCCTTCTGGAAGAACGACGCTCTTCCAGCGTCTCGTCTATTTATTGGGCGAGCCCTCAGGGATTTAGATTCGCGAATACGACTAGGCGAAGCATGGTCCTATACAGCGTTACCTTTGTGGTTGTGTCGATGCCGTCTTGTTCGTCCTGCCACATCACGCATTGGACATCTTGATCACTCCACGCGGTCAGGTTCTTGCGGATGTCCTCGGCCAATTGCTTGGCGGTCAGGAAATCCTCATCATAGACATCGACCTGAACGTGTATCCATGCGTTCTCGTAGATCGGTGACAAGTCCTCAACGGGCTTGGTCATCAAGCGATTGTAAACGACGCATGGCTGCTCGTAGTTCAGGGGAGCTTCTAGGGGATATAGGTTTGGCGCAAGCGTTGAAAGCCGCGTAACCAGTGCTGCTTCAAGCATTACGCACCTCGTTTGATGAGTTGTTTATTGAGTGCCCTGCCCATCTGATCGATGATTTGCTGGGTGGCATTGCCGATGCCGCGCAGCATGAATGGGTCTGGCTTGTTATGGATCGATCCAAATTCGACCAACGACGCCTGATACGCAGGGCCTACGCCGATCGTGACTGCGACCTGATGCTGGTTCGGGGTTCGGGTCTTCTTGATTTTGAGATTGTTGACGATCTTGTGGTGGGCTTCCTCGACCGTCGATCCGTCTTTGCGGCGACGATGATGGGTTGCGCCTTCCGGCACATCGGAAACGGGCGCTTCGGCCTTGATGCTCTTGAGCGCCACGGTCGCACCGGATCGCACGGCACTCTGACCGGCCTTGGTCGCGTCCGTGGTCGCCAGCTGCTCCAAGCGAGCCTGTAGCTCGGCAAAGCCCTTCATCTGGACGCTCAGGTTAGCCATTGGAGGCACCTTGAAGCGTGAGGACGAGAGACTTGCGGCGATCGGGCTCGTCGATCGCCATGATGGAATAGGTGTTGCCGTCATCGGCCAGGACACGCATGTCCGTGGTGATCCCCTCGCGCCAGCGAATGAGATACTTGCCCTCAGGAACAGTCTCGCGGCCGGCGCCGCGCTGGATGTCGATCGAGGTGAGGTTCAGGCGCTCCCCGTAGAAGGTTGCCGACACGGCCCAACTGTCTTTGGCCTGCCCCACGGCATTGCGGGTCGTGGTTTTGGTGAGAAGCTGTAGCTTGCGGTCGAGCTTGCCCGCGTCGATCATCATTAGATGCCCACCGCACGGTAACGCGAGATGAGGGCCGAGACGGTATCGACGGTCTTGGGATCGAGCGCGCTGCGGTTATCGTAACCCGCTGCGACCAACACGGCTGCTGCCTGCTGTAGCGAGGCTGGTACGGCATCCTGACTGGTATAGCCGGCGTTACAGGTGACGAGGAACGATACCGCGTTTGTCGGCACATTCAGGATCGAGAGGCTCGGCCGCTGGCTTGTGGTCGAGATCCGATAGTCGGAACCCGCTGTAAGGGCCTGTGAGGTGCCGTCAGCGAGGTTCGCGACCACGCTGCTAACCGTGTTCAGGGGAAACAGCCCCAGCGCTATACAGGGCTCTACGGCGTCCAGCGCGATCGTGTAATTCGCCGATGCGAGAACCCGTCCGGTCTGGCCTTCCAGATAATCGGTTGCCGAGGCCATCAACAGCGTGAGCGTTTCGGCGTCCACGGCATCGTCAATGCGAAGCCACTGGCGAAGGGTGGTATCGTCCACAAGCGTGAATGACGGCGAAGATGTGCGGGTAATAAGAGCCATGCTCATATTTATTGAAAGCATCGCTCTGACACGGAGAACCCCCGGACGAGCAGCCTGCCTGTCCGAGGGTCCATCTGTTTAGGTCTAGCCGACCAACTTACGATGCTGCGATCTTGAGCACCTTGTAAGCCTGAGTGTCCACGACACAGCCACCAACACGCTTGCGCGAGCCGTAAGCCACGTATGGCTGCTGGGTGTATGGATCGACCAGCATCGACATGCCAACGCGGTCAGCGATCACATACGAGCGTGGGAAGTTACCGAACACGATTGGCAGCGCGTTTGCGGCGATGCTTGGCATGTCCTCTGCCTCGTAGACAGGGTAACCGAGAAGGGTCGATGGAACGCCAGCCTGTAGGCTTGGCTGCCACAGATACTGGCCGTTTGCGTCCTTGAAGGTACGAACAACAGCGAGGGTCGCCTTGTTCATCAGCCAACCAGCACCAGTGCGGTAACCAGCCTTGAGGCTGTGAACAGTGGTGATCAGCACATCTGGGTTGGTCAGCGCTGCGGCTGCGCCCGACGCGATATACTGGACAGTACCAAAGGCGCGGGTTGCGTCTGCGGTAGCTGCGAGAGTTGGAGCAAGAAGGCCGCTTGGCTTCTTCACGCCGTCACCGAGGATGAAAGCGTTGCCTTCTGCGCGTGCGAACTCGGTTGCGACCTGACCAGCAATGAAGCCGGCGATGTCGAACTGCGAATCCTCAAGCAAGGTCTGGGTTACGAGTGGCTTTGCGTAAAGCTCACCGAACGGAGGCACAATCTCAGTGATGGTGTCGGTGTTGGTTGCTGCGCGAGTATCCTTTTCACCAACCCAGCTGGAGTTAGTACCGCCAGTGCTGAAAGGCATGTGGAAATCGGTGGTGTTGACCGAAAGCACAGTTGCGAGCGAGCGCAGTGGGCTAACGTCCACGAGCAGCTTGCGAATCTGGCTGTCGATCACCTTAGGAACGGTGTAACCGCCCTCGCTTGCGGTGCCTGCCGACATGGACTTCATCTCAGGCGAGCGATCGCCCTTGCGAAGATACAGATCGAAAGCGGCCTTATACTCGGCTTCGCCTGCGTCAGTGGTGTCATTGGCCGAAGGACGATTGGATGCGGCTTCAAGAGCCTTCATCTTGCCTTCAATGATCGAGATAGCGTCGTTGAGACGCATAGTTGCCGCTTCGTCGTTGCGGTCAACAGCCGCCTTAAAATCGGTTGCGAGCTTCTGTAGCTCGTTGATTACTTCGTCTGCCATAGTTCTCCTAGGTCTTTTCTAATTTGAGCAATGGCAGACATCGCTGCCTCATTGTATTTACCATCCACCTCGTCTGCGCTGGATTGATCGTCACATTCGCAATCATCGGACTCACAGTCACAATCCTGATCCTCTTCATCGTCTGACTTCTGAGCGGTGGATTTAACGCTGACTTCGATTTCTATGTCAGCGAGGGTTGATTTCACTTCGGCTAGAAGTGCCTTGACGCGATCAAGATCAGCGAGCGCTTTCTTTGCGTCAGTCTGGACGGTCACATTTACCTGCGCTGGCAGGTTGTTCTCCGGCGCGGAAATACAGGTTTGCGCCGAAGCTATTGCGCTGTTCGCTGCCGCGTGAGCGCGAGAAGACGCTGCCGCGCTCTGGCTGTTTGCTGCCGCTCTCGCGCTCATTGCCGCACTCGTGAGTGCGTTATCGGCGTTAGTCTGTGCGAAAGACGAATTCGTAGATGCGCCGATTGTGTTGGTCATCTCGTTCTCCTGAGATTTGACGTTGCTGACGCGCGCGAGGTCATTCGCAGGCAGCGTCACAAGGCTTACTTCGATGAGTTGAACGCCAGTGATGACGCGGTTATTGTTCCGCATCTCGAAATCAGTGACGATAAAACCGATCGATAGACCAGTGATCGCGCCAGCCTTCGCAGTTTTGTAGGCGTCCTGACCCTTGATATTGTCGATGAAGTGACCGGAGACTTTTAGTCCGATGCCATCTTCTTCCATGCTGTCCCAGATGCCGATGGGCAAATCCCACAGGCCGTGGTTGAGAAGCATGAGGGGCAATGTGCCTTCGGCTTTGTGCTGTGCGAGCGTGTCCGTGAAAGCGCCGGGCGCAATGATGTCGC